AACCGCTACCATGGTCTACTGAATAGTGCCTTTATCAAAACCACAACAAGAGATATTTAATAGTAAAGCCCGTTTCAGAGTTTTAATTTCAGGAAGAAGATTTGGAAAAACATGGATTTGTATCCATGAGATGGCAAAATTTGCAAGATACCCAAAGTCTAAGGTCTGGTATGTTTGCCCAACTTACCGCATGGCTAAAGACATTGTTTGGAATGATCTTGTAGACAAGATGACTAAACATAAATGGATAAAAAAAGTTAATCATAGTGATTTAAAAATAACTCTAAGGAACGGCAGTGAGATATCCCTGAGAGGTGCAGATAATGAGAATAGTCTTAGAGGTGTTGGATTAAATTTTTTAATTATGGATGAATTTGCAGATATAAAAGAACACGCTTATTACGAGGTCTTGAGAGCCACGCTCAGTGATAAAAATGGCTCAGCGTTATTTTGCGGAACTCCAAGGGGATACGGGAACTGGTCTTACAATTTATTCACTAAAGAAAAAGATGACGACCAATGGCAGTCATTCCAATACACAACACTAGAAGGTGGTCAGGTATCTAAACAAGAAATAGAACAAGCTAAATCTGATCTGGATGAACGAACATTTGCACAAGAATATCAAGCATCATTTGTTAATTATGCAGGTCAAATTTATTACAACTTTGATAGGAACGATAGTGTCATAGATAAATACACACCTAAGACTGCAGAAATCCATATTGGCATGGACTTCAATATTGATCCTATGTCAGCAGTAATAGCAGAAGTTATTGGCAACAATATAATTATTTATGATGAGATAGTTATTTACTCCTCAAACACAGATGAGATGGTACAAGAGATCAAACACCGCTACAAAGATAAGCACATTTACATTTATCCTGATCCTGCAGCTAAACAAAGAAAGACCAGTGCAGGTGGAACAACTGATATAGCAATCTTGAAAAATGCAGGATTTAATTTAAGAGTTAGAAATGCACATCCACTTATTAGAGATAGAATTAACGCAGTGAACACTAAACTGAAGAACGCAAATGGTAAGCGAACATTATTTATTGCTAATAACTGTAAAAATGTGTTAAAAAGCATTGAAAGACAAATTTATAAGGAAGGCACAGTTATACCTGATAAGGATAACAATTATGATCACATGAATGACGCATTAGGATATTTGGTTGAGTATTTATATCCAGTTCGTAGAGATTTTAAACCTAGTAAGCCTATGAGGTGGAGTTAATGGCAGCTTATACAAGAGAATTTTTAACATCAAGACACAAACACTATGAGGAGAAATTCAACGATTGGAATTTCCATTTAATGTCATATCTGGGCGGTCAGGACTACCAGAACGCCTATCAGCTTAATAGATACATTTTAGAAACAGATGAGGAATACCTCAAAAGAGCAGAAAATACCCCTATTGATAATCATTGTAAGAATGTGGTGCAAATCTATTCGTCTTTCTTATTCCGAGTACCACCTACAAGAGATTATGGAAGTCTATCTGGAGATCCGCAGCTGCAGAGTTTCCTGAATGATGCAGATTTAGATGGTAGATCATTTGACAATGTCATCAGAGAGATGCAAGTGAACGCATCTATCTATGGAACTTGTTGGGCTATCCTAGATAAACCTGCCGTACAAACTCAGACTAGAGCAGAAGAAATACAATTAGACATCAGACCATACATGAGCCTTTATACTCCTGAGAACGTCTTAAACTGGAATTTTCAGCGTAGTTTAAATGGTAGATATGTTTTGACAGAATTAACACTACTAGAAGATTTATATGAAGATGTAGCAACCATTAGAGTATGGAATCAAGAAGATATCAGCACTTACAGATTAGCAGACTTTAGTAAAGGATACGCAACTCAGAAACCTATGCTTATAGATGAGATGCCTAATATGCTTGGTAAAGTTCCTGCCGTAGTTTTATATAACCAGAAATCACAACGTAGAGGTATTGGTATATCTGATTTGAATGATGTAGCAGAATTACAGAAAGCTATTTACAATGACTATTCCGAGATTGAACAATTAATCAGATTATCTAATCATCCTTCATTAGTAAAAACACCTAACGTAGAAGCTAGTGCAGGTGCAGGATCTATTATTGAAATGCCTGAGGACTTAGATAGCAACTTAAAACCATATCTGATCCAACCTTCATCACAGTCATTAGATGGGATTATGAACAATATCAATATGAAGGTAGAAGCTATTAACAGAATTACACACATGGGAGCAGTCAGAGCAACTCAGGATAGAGTACAATCAGGTATTGCCTTACAGACAGAGTTCCAATTATTAAATGCCAGACTATCGGAGAAAGCGGATTACTTACAAAACGCAGAAGAACAGATTTGGAAGTTATTTGCAGAATGGCAAAACCAAACATTTGATGGTGAGATCATTTACCCTGATTCATTTAACCTAAGAGATTACGCTAGTGATCTTCAATTCCTACAAGCAGCTAAAGCATCTGGTGTTCCTTCTGATAGCTTTGTAAAGGAAGTCAATAAACAGATTGCTAGAGCCGTAGTAGATGATGATGAAAAGATCAGCACTATTGATGATGAGATTGACGCTAAAGCTGCACCTATAGGTCAGTTTAGTACACCAACTATAGAGGGTGAAGAAATTGCCGAAGTTTGATGATCAGAATATAGACCTGCCTTTTGGTATTCCTGTTCAAAAAGGAATAGTTGATAATTTTAGTGGTATTCAAAAATTTGGATATAATTCTAGTATAGGAACATCATTTGAAACTATTTGGACAAATGGTACGGGATTATATGTTTATCCAACTACTGCAACTACCGCAGTAGCTACATCTTCAAATACAAGTGATGATAATGGTGGAACTGTTCATGTGTTTGGTTTAGATGAAAATTTTGATTTAGCAGATGAAGTTATTACCATTGGTGGTTCAGCATCTACGACTACATTCATTAGAATACATAGAGCATTTATGGCAAGTGCAACAACAGACAATGTTAATCAAGGTGATATTACAATCACAGTAGATAGTAAAACAGGTGCATACATTAGTGCAGGATATGGTCAAACACTTCAATCAATTTATACAATCCCTAGAAATCATAGAGGATATTTAATGTCATTTGATATTGGCACTTCTAAAGATTTAGAGTTAGAAGCAAAAATAATGGCAAGACCAATTAATGGTAATACTTTTCAAACAAAAGCATTTACAACATTAAGGGGTGGTGCATTTAGAAAAGAATATCTAATTCCAGAAGTTCTAACTGAAAAAACAGATATAGAAATGAGAGCGAAGGCAAGTGCTACATCATCTGTATCAGGTGGATTTGAACTTCTATTAGAAGATGTCACTTACTCATCCTAAAAGCACAAAAGTATCTACTACTGATTTCTATAACTGGTCACATCAGCAGCATGGGAAAAAAAGATGTCACTGTGGAGAATTTGCAAGTATCGGTTTCCAATACAGACTAGGTATGTTAGAACTATTATGTTTTAAACATTACAAAGAGAGGATAGGAAAATGCCATACGGAAAAGGAACATACGGCTCAAAAGTCGGTAGACCAAAAAAATCAACTAAGTCTAATATGAAGAAGAAGAAGAAAAAGAAGTAATGCCTAAAAAGAAGTCTATTTGGGAAAAGAAAAGACCTAAATCTTTAGGCAAATCTAAACCCTTTAATAAGAAAACTAAGAAATACAAATCAGCTAAAAGAAAAGCTGATAATATGTTTGGCAAGGCAGTTAGCTTTGTCAAAAATCTATATATTTCAAAGATGGTGAAATAATGGCTACTTATAGAGGTCGTCAGGTCAAACTCAACAAACCATTCCGTACACCCAATAAAAGCAAGAAATTTGGTGTATATGTGAAGGATAAATCCAGTGGGAATGTGAAAGTAGTGAGATTTGGCGATCCTAAAATGAAGATAAAAAAGAATATCCCTGCCAGACAAAGGTCATTTTTGGCTAGAATGGGGGGTGTTTTAAAGCAAGTCAGAGGTCAAAAGACCTTATCCCCTGCCTATTGGTCAATTAGGGCATGGAAAAAAAACTTTCCTTTATAGTAAATTTAGGGGTTGCAATCCCTTTATAATTTCTTTATAACTGTATTTATGAATACAGGAGAAACTAAAATGAACATCAAAGTTAAAGATCACCCAAATTGGGATGGAACTTCTTTTCAAGTTATTATCAATGGTACTAAATTCCCTAAAGAAAGAGGAGTATGGTATCAACCAGTTGGTGAAACTGATGAGGAGAAAAAAGAAAAAGCTATTGAAATGGCTAAAGCTGAATATGCAGGAAAGTATCTTTCAAGATCAGGATTTATCTATGAATCTGAGGAAGAATACAAAAAGATTTTTTGGAAGGAGTGGGCATAAGCCCACTTCTCAGGAGGTAAACATGAAAAACACATACAGAGTTATCTTAAATAACAAAAACCTAAATGGATTTTTTGCGCAGACTTATCATGCAGATACTATTGAAGGTAAAAATAGATTAAAAAGAAACGCATCAAGAACTACATCAAGAACTTATAAATATTTGAATTTAATTATTTATACATATTTAGTTATAGACAAAAATGAAGAAGATTTTGGTAAAGAATTGTTTGATGTTGATCTTGGTTTTTCTATTAAACCTAAAGAATTAAATTTCAATACTACTATTGAAAGTTCATTACCAAAAAAGCCAAAGCCAAGACATAAATGGATGGGCGGTCATGGTAAGGCTACTGATTTCTTTGTATATTCTTTTCCAATCAAAAATGGAGATAATTTCTTTAATATTGAAGGAAATGATTTAATTGATCGTTGGGTTAAACAAACTAAGTTGCCTGACTACGAAGTTTAGTAAAATAATCCTGTATTTACTAATTAGCCATCCTGTTATATACAAAATGGGATGGCTACCAAACAAGAGATATTATCAAAACTAGCTGCTTCTCACGAACAAAGAATATCAAAAGTTCTTTTTGATCTTGAAGAAGATATTATTGCCCAATTACAAAGAGCCACAGACGGAGTTCCGCTTACTACACAATTAGCCATTCAACTAAGACCAAATCTTAAAACATTAATAGAACAGAATTACCTCAAAGAAGGCTCTAAGATTATCTCAGAATATGATGAAGTAGTTAAATCCTTCATGGACTTTACTAGGACTATTCCAGATAACCTAGTATCAGCTAAGTTCAAAACCCTCACCAAACCTGATCTAGTCTTAATCAATCAATTAAAACAATTATCTTTTAGTGGATTTGAAGATGTAGCCAATAGATTTCTAGATACGATTGCTACA